CATTTCTCCTTTCAATGTACCTAAACATTGGCCCCGTTATATGGGTTATGATTGGGGCTATCACTCTCCTTTTGCTGCTGTCTGGGGTGCTGTTAGTAGTGGACGTACTGACGATGGTAAGGAAGTACCATATCCTAAAGGGTCAATTATCATATATCGAGAATTATGGGGCAAAGGAGTTGATAACGTCACTCAAGCCGAACGAATCGCAGCATTATCAGTAGGCGAAAATCCTATCTGCGCTGCTGACCCCAGCATTTTCAACAATCAGGGCGGCCCTACTATAAACGACCAGTTCAATACTGTGTTTGCCAAGTATAAGCATCCATCCTTTAGACAAGCCGATAATGATAGGCAATCCGGCTGGGCACAAATCAGGCAAAGGCTAGTAGCTAATCCACCGCTTATCTACTTTTTTGCTACTTGCCCATACTTGCTAGAGACCTTACCATCAATGTCAATAGACAAACGTAATCCAGAGGATTTAGATACAGCAGGGAATGACCATGCTGTAGACGCGTTACGTTACCTCTGCAAAACTCGTTTGATTGATTCTAAGTGGGAAGAGCCAGAACAAGTATTAAACAAGGGCATGGTAAAATTACAAAGTTATATTGCTAAAGTACGGGCTAGACACAAAAGACCTCAGATATGAAACAAAAAACTATCCGGCCCCTAGTTAAAAAGTATTCGCCTCGCTGGTGGAAGTCTCAAATTACCCAGGCCGATAGACGTTATGAAAAGTTCATCAAATCAGCCGATGAGTCAATTAAAGTATTTAACGGCGTTAAAGAGATAGAAACTCTAAAAGATGCTCCCCGTCGCTTAAACGTATGGTGGTACTGTGTAAATACTTTATTGCCGGCTTACTACAGCTCAACTCCCAAGGCTGAGGTAAACTTGCGTAAGCGTGCAGGGGGGCTTCCTTATGAACTTGGTAGCGTCATTCTTGAGCGAAATACTCAGTATTCAATGGATTGTCACTTTAGCTTTGATAAGGTGGGCTATAACGCAGCTTTACAATTCTTACTAACCGGCCAAGCTGTTCTTTGGGCTAGGTACGCTCCAAAGTTTGAGAAAGTATTTCAAGAAATTGCAGTAATTCGTGACCCTAGCGGCGTTCTAATACAAGGGGATGGTACACCGTATGAAGGCGATACTGAGGGCTTTAGCGAGGCTACTAATGGCATACTGGTATCTTCCGTCGAAGTGGAACAGAAGGTTAGCGAAAAGGCCATCCTTGAGGTTGTTCAGTTCTCAGACTACCGCTGCTCAGACGCAAGAAACGAAGCGGAAATCGAATGGCAAGCTAGACGTGCCTTCTTGGGCAGGGAAGAAGCAACGGCTTTATTTGGCGAAGAAAAAGCGGACAAACTAAACTACGATAGTATTCCAGAAGTAAACAAAAGAGATGCTAGTCGACAAGACGAAAAGTTTGAGGGGAAAGCAGAAATCTGGGAAATCTGGTGCGAAGCTACTAACAAAGTGTACTGGATTCAGACAGGCAACGATGATGTTTTAATTGAAGAAACAGAGCCACCTATCAAGTTTGAGGGCTTTTACCCTTGTTCTGTGATTAGACAAACTCAAGACCCTAATAGCGTTATCCCTGTATCAGACTACTCCCACGTTAAAGACCAGATTCTTGAGGTTGAGCGTCTTACTACTCGTATCCATGCGCTAACTCAGGCAGTACGACCTAACTTCCTTTATGATGCTGCTATGGGTGATTACCTTGAGCAGTTGTTCCAGGACGACCTTAAAGGTATCGGCGTTACCGGCTGGACGGCTAATAAAGGACGTGGCGGACTACAAGGCGGCATGGAGTTTTTGCCAGTTGAGCAGTTTGTAAACGTGCTTAATACACTACAGCAAAACCGTCAGGCGGCCCTACAGCAGCTTTATGAAACCTTAAAGGTATCAGACCTACTACGAGGTACATCAGAGCAATACAAGTCAGCTACGGCCAATAGGCTTGAAAGTGCTTGGTCCTCCCTTGGCCTAATTGTGCGTCAGAACATGTTTTGCAAGTTTATTTCTGATGCAATTATGCATCTTGGCACGATTATTGCAGAGCAGTTTGATGAGCAGCGCATTATGGAAACTGCTGATGCTGATGCTCTTATTGAGCCAACTATTTACATTCCTGCACCGCCTCCACCTCCCCCAGCACCGGAGCCAATGCCAGGTCAAGAAGGTATGCCACCTGATGAGTCAGGTATGCCACCAATGGCACCTCCGCAACCAGACCCAATGCAACTGGTAGAAGAGATGAAGCAGCAGATTATCTCTATTTTTAGAGATAATACTATGCGTAATTACCGCATCGAAATAGCTTCTGATTCTATGGTAGCTATTGACCAACAACAGCAGCAGCAAGAGGGTACAATGCTACTTCAAGCCGCTGGTGGATTCTTTGACCAAATGCGAGGGTTGGTAGAGCAATATCCGCCTCTAGCTCAGTTTAGCTTGGCTTTATTCCAAAACTTTATTAAACGCTTTAAGGGCGGCAAAGAGGTTGATGGCCTATTTAGCAAGGCATTCAAAGAAATTGAAGCTATTGCCAAGGCTAAAGAAGAGGCAGCTAAACAACCGCCACCGCCAGATCCTAAGACGCTTGAAATACAAGGCAGAATGCAGATTGCTCAGGTTGAATCGCAAGCTAGGCTACAAGCTACTCAAATGGAGATGCAAGACAAGGCAGTTAAGAATCAGTTGGCCTACCAAGACCAACAGCTTAAAATGCAGCGCGACCAGCTCGAATCCCAACTTCGTGTTCAAGAGCAGCAATTCAAAGAATACATGGAGCAGCAACGCCTTGCTATTGACCAACAGGAAGTTCAAGTCAAAGCACAAGCCGTTCAGGTTGATATGCTTAAAGTGCAGTCCTCTGCTCAAACTGAGGCTGATAAAAACCTTATTAAGCAAGAAACTCAACAAATGGCGCATATCCTTGAGATACAACGTTTAGAGCTTGAAAACATGCGGATTAAGCTATCTGAATCAGAAAAACTTATGGAAGAGCGCAGGCTAGCTTCTGAACAGGCATTAGAGCGAGTTAGACTGCAAATGGAGCAGGTTAATACTCCTAAGCTAATGAGCATGGGCGGTATGACTGGCCGAAAGAAGTCCGGCAAAATAATCACTGATGATAACGGTAATCCAACAGCGATTGAAATTACCGAACAACCAGAAGTGAAAGTGCAACGTATAACCTTAGATGAAGAAGGCAATCCTAGCGGGATTGAGTTAGAATAATGGCAAATGCAATTTATCCAAAAGCAAAAGAGAAGTTTCTTGACGCTCTAATTGATATTCCAAGTGATACTATCAAGATAGCTTTGATAGATACTGGAACATACACCTACAACTCCGCTGATGAGTTTTGGAGTTCTGCCAGCTCTGCAATCGTAGGCACCGCAGAAACATTAGCCTCCAAGACTATCACTAGCGGCGTATTTGATGCAGCGGATGTTACCTTTACTTCCGTATCAGGAGTAAGCGTAGAGGCTCTCATCATATACAAAGATACAGGGTCAGCAGCTACTTCACCTCTTATTATGTATATCGACGTAGCAGCAAGCGGCCTACCTGTAACGCCAAACGGCAATAACATTGATGTTCAATTTAATGCTTCTGGAATCTTTGCATTATGAGAGTAGAAATTGTTGGTGGAACACTTAACTATATTTCAACAGGAACCGATTGGACGGCACAAGTAACAGCTAGTGATACAGCTATTAGCATTATGTTTGCTAGTAATCTTGGCACAATGGAAATGTCTTCCGGTATCAATTATGACAATCTGGCCGCATTTATTGGGCAGGTGAAAGACGATTGCATAGCTCGTGGAATTAACTGGAGCGGAAACTAAATGGCAGCAATAACCGATTTATCAGACCTGATTAACCGATTCACTGGCGGTAACAGCGGGACTCCTGAAAATATATTTGTTTATAAAACTCCAAGAATTAACGGAACTGCGGTAGGAGCTACTAATGCTGCTGTTGCTGGTAAGTATGTATCATTGTGGCAATACGATGGAACGCATGGTAACGGGTCGGCTCCTGGGGCAGTAGCGGTGCCAACGAATAGCACCAATGGTGCGCTGCCTATTACCAATCCTGGTGGTTCAAGAGAAAAATGGTTAACTCAAGTTTCTGGCGCTAGTAATGTTGCGGGCGTTTTATTACTTTATGATAGGCTGCTTCATATAAGCGGATTGAGCGGAACATCTACAGCTGACCAGACGGTACAAGGTGCAAGCCCTAGCGTAGTTCTTACGCGCAATACTGGAGGTGTTGGAAATATCGTTTTTTACGAAGTGTA